ATCTATAGTTGGTTTTACGGCTGCGTAATTCTGAGCGTGGTATTCATGAAAGTCAGCCTCATCCTGTATGACTACAGATGCTGTTTCAGAACGACCTGCATCCTCAGTAGAGGGTAGGGCCATTACTTTGGAATCCATCGATGGGACTCCTATCTCTGATCTTGAGTCAGGTGATAGTGGGTTTTGCCACTCCTGTGGCAGATTCTTCAAAATGAACCTTACTTTATCCAATAAGCTGAATGCTTCAGTCTGACCTTTTGAAATCATAAGCACATTAGTGCCTGGATAAAAAGTTAATAACCATGCTGCATAAGCTGCACTGGTCCATGAGAATCCTAATTGTCTTGCCTTCAGAACTGTGACTAGTCGATTCTCTTTAATCGCCGTGGCAAGTTCCTTGATGTAGTCCCATTTTTGGAATGGGGCAGCACCCCCTGCTTTTCCTGAATGTAATTGTGATCTTTCCAGAATCTTTACATGGTCAAGAAAGTCAGGTTGCTCTCCGTCAGGGGAAATAAAGTTGCGTCTTGCAAATTCTTTTTCAATACTCCTGACAGCCTGGTCATTGTTTGCATCAGGTAATGCGACCACTATTTTCTTCCACCCATAGGTCTTGGTGTCTTCTTTTTCTTTGGTGGTCGACCCCTTTTAGAGCCGTAAGTACCTTTTCCTTTTGGCATTTTTACCTCTTCTTTGCTGTTTTTGCTGCCATTAATCCTCCAGAAAGGGGGGCATAAAAAGAGGTGGTGCAACAAACCTTGATACGCCCCTATTTAAAATACCAAATAATGTCCGTAACTTCAACAACTTAGAAAAAGAACCTCTGTAGTAAAAAAGAAAGTAGCAAAGAAAAAAGGGTAATATACCCCCTTTAGGGGGGTATTATTACCCCCTATATTTTTAAGAAAATACAGGAACAAAAGTGACAAAATAATCGTTGTCACTAATTTGTCACTTCGAGGGAAGATCCTGGGGAAAGGAAATGACAGAAAGTGACAGGCTTTGTGCCTGAAAATGACAGTAATGACAAGAAAAATGACAATTTATTGGTTAAGTACTTTATAGTAAACTATATGCGCAAGTGGGCCGCTCCTTGTTCGCTCTCTTGGAAAAAATCACAGACACCCCTACCAGGTTTTTACCTATTCAGCATCAATTATTTTGGTATTATTGGCTGTTCTATAAGCATTGATTAAGTCTGTTGCATTGACACTATGCAGTTGATTAACTTCACCTGATACCTTTAATTCCTTCTTATCAAAAGTGAATCCCAACATTTTAGACAAATCCTGTAGGCATCCTCTGACAGCGTTATATTGCTTGTTAAATTGTGCATCATCAATGGTCTGTACATACTTGTTTATTATCCAGTCTTCTGTAACATCAACATCTTCAACAATCTTGAGTTTCCTAGCTAGTTGTTTATCTCTGAATTTCGCTATCTGTACCATAATTCGTTCATTGTGGAGTAATTTACTAGATGAGACTTTTGCCACTTGTTCATTCTTATACGTATATCCTGCCTCTTTATAAGCATCTATTGCCTTTAATCCTTGCTTAAGCCCTTCAACAAATTTAATTTGCTTTTTTGTAAGCTTTGTTAGGTTGTATTGCGTACTTTTATCAGTCATTTTTTATCCTCTTTTATTTCGTGGATTTGCTAATTCTTTACTTCATCAATTGCTTATTTTAGCAAATTAATAGTTGACAAGACATTAAATAGTATGATTTAATCTGTTTTGTGTCCGTAGATTTTACGTACATTCAACAAAAACAGAGGTGCAACATGAAAACATTACAGATCAAAAACAACAAAGCAATGAGGACAGTGACCAGCTTTCTTGAAGCTAAAGAGGGGAAGTGTGAAAGGTGCGAAAACAGTCATCTAATTTTCCCACTAATAGAAGAATTCGCTCGAATGTGTGGACACGCTGAAGACAATTTTATATTCACTGGTGAATGTGTAACGCCCAAAGTGTACGCAGTTACTAATAATCAAGTGGTTGAAGTATTTCACGCCAAGATATCAAGGGGAGGATATGAAGTAACCAAGTCATGGAAATTTGATACCAATTACCAATTACTAGTGGAAGACTGGAAAAAATTACAGGGGTATTACTTTGAATAACAAACAAATTAAAGAAATGGCACAAGACGAACTATTGGCACAATTAAGCGTAGTCAAGTTTCTAGAAGAACAAGAAAAATGTAGGAAATTAGAGGGGGCTACTGAATTAACAGAAGAAGAAGCAAACGCAGTAGCCGAGCAAATGGGAATACAAGCAAAAAGAATAGCTACTCAATTATTCGGATATACCAACGAATACAGATTAATAAATTAGCTCCCTCTGATGAGTTGGCGTGACTCGCCAACGAAACGCCTCAGAGCGTCAGGGATAGTCAACAAAAAAAGCAGAGGTGCAACAATGTATACAGAAGTAACAGAAAATGAATTTATAGAAGCGTTTAGAACTTGGCAAGGTGGTCAATATAAAAACAATTTTTCATATTATGGATTAATTGCATTATATGAAAACTTTGAAGAGTACGAAGAGAGTACAGGCGAAAAAATTGAGTTTGATATGGTGGGTATTTGTTGCGAATATTCAGAGTATGAATCTATACAAGAATTTAATAATGCATATGGTAAAGAGTGGACATTAGAAGAATTAAAAGATCATACAGAAGTTATTGAGTTTGAGAAGTTAATACAGGCGAAAGATTTCGCAAATAACAGAAAAATTAACTCTTTTATCATTCTAGATTTTTAAATTAGCAGACCTGAGCAAGTCTATAAACTGCTCAATTTTAATTTAAAACATGGAGAAAAAAATGATTTTAGAAATTGAAGTTATGAACTACAACAAAACAGACAATCTACATGAAACTTTCATGATTGATGACACAGAAATGGCAAGGTCTCAGGGCTTGTATCCGTTCCGTTACACAATGAATGAACACGCTAAAAGCAGAGACGGAAAACAAACAACTTATTGCGTACATATGCAAGTTTTTCCATATGACGGCGAGCAAATCCCATACAGGGTTTCAGGTACATATGATCTTAGCTATGAGGAAGGTATGAGGTATTTAAAAAGCAAAGCCAACCGATACAACACAATAGTTAAATAGTCGCACTGATGAGGAAGGTTGATTACCTTCCGAAACTTGAGAGAGTCTGCGAAAATCGCAATAAAAAAAGAGAGGTGCAATATGGATTTTGAGTATAGCCAAGAGAGAAGAGATAAACATTGGAAGAATTATTTTGATGGTAAAGAATTACCTGAAGGCTTTACAGGTAGTTCATATCATAACGATACTTTCCCATCTATAGAACATGAATCTAATAGAGTCCATATATTTTTTCTAGATTTAGATGGTTGGATTGGTGATATAAGCAACGATACAACAGATTTTACTAAATATATTTTAGAGTCTCATGAATCACAAGAAGTATATGGATATCATTTTGAAGATGATGACCCTAAACACAAAATATTAGCTACTGATTCATGGGATGAAGTATTAGAAGCTATTGAAGAATGGAGAAAAACACAATAAAAAAAGAGAGGTGCAATATGGTTGATTTTGAGTTTAATGATGAAAGAGAGAATTGGCATTGGGAGCATTTTATGGATGGAAAAGAAATGCCAAATGGTTTTTCTGATAGTTCATATAATAATGATGTATTTCCATCTATAGGACATGAATCCCAACGAATTCAAATATTCTTTGCAGATTTAGATGGTTGGATTGCAGAGTTTGGTAACGATACATCAGATTTTACTAAATATGTTCTAGAGTCTCATGAATCAGAAGAAATATATGGACAAGTGTTTAGAGATGATGACACTAAACACAAAATATTAAAAACTAATGATTGGGATGAAGTATTACAAGCTATTGAAGAATGGAGAAAAACACAATAAATAGGTTTTTATAAACGAGGGTGAAGGATTGCACTCCAACACCCTCTAAGCAGACATAAAGCGAGGTGCAAAATGTCTACAACAAATATAGCACAAGATCCCCATTGGATAAGTGCTACAAACACCACAAGGTGTACAAAATGTCGAGGATTGATAGTGAGCAATTCAATGACATTATTTTATGAATCTCACTTAAGTTTTTTGTGTCTTAGAGAATGTGGAGCAATCGAGTCTAAACGGCTGGGTATTGCAATTCCTAGAAGTGAGGTCAAGCAATGACCTATAAAAACAAACTAGGAAAAGCATTGATTGGAGAGACTATAGAAACACCTGAAAATTTCTATATGGAATTGGAAACATTTCATATGACACTTGACGATATACCTGACGATCTACCAGTTAAGGAAGAAATTTGGGATGAGGCATTTCCAGTATTTATTGGGGATGAAGGAAACGCTTGGGCATCATTGGATTTTGTTTTAGAAAACTTCTAGGTATTGCAATTCCTAGAAGTGAGGTCAAGCAATGACCTATAAAAACAACTCACCATTTCAATATCCAAAAGTTTGGGAATTGGCTAGAAAAATGCCGAAAGATATCAGAGAAAAAGTAAGACAAAACGCAATAAAACACAGTATTAAAAGTGAGGGAAAGTGATGATTAACGATCTTTCGATTTGCGTTGAATGTGGAGGGAACACAAACACTGTCGGTTTTGTGAATCGTATAGGGGCAGATTTAGAGTTACAAAACACTGCTCCAAATGATCGTAAACGCATCCTTTTAGATGCTTATATCTGTGGTGGTTGTGTGCTTGATGAATTAGAGGACATCTACGACCCAGACAATGATGAATATATGCCAAATTTTGATGCTCGTGAGAAAGCCCTAAAGGAACAGATTACTTATATTGATAGCGTTCAACCAATGGCTAAATTTTGGAGATCATTAATAGACAATGAAAACTCTTGTTTGGCAGATGTCGAATTGCTTTGGTCACATGAAATGACTCATCAAAATTCTATCTTTATTACTTCCTCAATTAGAGGGGATATCTATGAAATTAATAGACTCATTGAGGCATGGCATCTCGGTTTAGCTGCGATCACTGACGATAGATGTATGAGTTTTGAAGAGTATGAAGAGATAGGGGTAGAGGTGATGTACGGAAAACGAACAGAAGAAGTAACTATTAATACAAAATTACAGGAGGAAAGTGATTTTGAGGGGGTAAGCAATGAAATGCGAGAATGAAATCAATTACATGGAGGTCACAATCACAGGTGATTACCCTAATCTAGAGGAATGGGTTCAAGTAATGCTAATTAGTAAATTTACTAAACACCCACATCACTTTGATGTGCAGTATGTGTACCGATGCGAACATGGGGAAGATATAAATGAAGTTGACTGCGAACAAACAAAAGGAGAATAGATGAGTGAACAAGAGTTTAACCAGTTGGTCAATGAATTTGAAAGTCTGACTAAAATCCTAACTAATACTCATGAACTTAGAGATTGTCTCAACCTGTTCAGGATACCATCAGACAATTAAAACAACTGACATCAGACTTGGAATTAAAGCAGCCTTCACAACTTAAAGTAAAATATCATAAGGAAAAGTGAGGGTAAGCAATGAGTAAAACTTATAACTTGATGGAAGCTGCTGATTTATTAAACAGATCAACAAAGCAAGTTTCCAGATACATTGAATCTGGACTATTATCTGCCGAGAAGATCGGCAGATTTTGGTCAATCACACAAGAAGATATAGATAACTTTCAATCACCAACAAGAGCTGCATTTAACAATGTTGTTAAGGGA